TCTTCATTGTTTATTGATTTTTCATTTAGATCATTAGTATTTTTTAATAAAGTGTTTTCATAAAATTTACTTTTAAACAATGCGTCTGTTTTTTCGTTCAAATTTATTTCAGTTTTAGCACCTTCTAATTTTTGTAAAAATAATTCTTTTGCTTCTGGGCTGTCTAATGGAATACCTAAATCATTTAATTCTATAGCAAAAGATGATAATTTTGGTTTTAACATTTTTTGCAATTCAATATCTAAACCTTGTGATGTAAGTAAATTATTTATTGTTGCTTGTGATTTTTTAAAATCAAATTGCTTTTGTTTAAATTTACTAGCATCTTCATATTTTTGTGCTTCATTAGATCGTGCCATACCTCTTGCTAATGCTTGTCCCATTCCAACAGGCATTGTTGAGTATCCACTAGACTCTAATAAACCTTGTGCCATTCCTTTACCTTCAGGAGAAAGAATATAGTTTAAAAGATTATTAGAATGATTTGGTGGTGTACCACCTGCACTTGTTGGTTTAGCACCAATATCTCCAACACCCCTAACACCACCTTGTTGCATTGAGGTAGCACCATCTTTTCTAATTTGAGTTGGTGTTAATAAATTATTTCTTAAATATGATTGATCGACAATATATCTTTTTTGTTCTGGAGTTTGATTTAATGCACTAAAATTTCTTTTTTGTTGAGGTTGTCCGTTATACATACCTCTAACCATACCTGTTCCACCTTGTCTTGAATCTTCTGCCCTTGTTCCATAACCTACAGATCCTTTTCTTGCAAGAAAGGGTGTTCTACCACCATAAAAATTAGTTGCCATTAAAAGAATCCTCCAAGTAAACCACCACCGATTGCACCATACATCGGATTACCACCTTGCATACCAGACATCATATCTGCTCCTGCCATTGCTCCTCCTAATATACCTGCACCTTGATTTCTAAACACAGGTTGTGTTGTAGAAGTATTTTGTGCATATGGAGAACCGACAGAGGCAAGATATTCTCTAAGCTTATAATATGGTTTTTGTTGTTCAAAATCAAATCGAGCTGTAGCATCTTGTATTTGAGCCATATCCATAGCCTCTCTAGTTTGACCTACTCCTCCTAAAGCTTGTATGTCTGCATAATCAGCTTGTGCTAATTGTGGTGCTATTTGAGCCGCACCTAACATATTTTGTCTTTCTTGTTGGTATTGAGAACCATAGACTTGATTTGCTAAATTTCCTAGTTCACTTGCTAATACTTCTTGATTTGCTCCAGAGCCTAATCTTCCTGCTTTAGAAAATTGTGATTGAACACCACTTGTTACATCTCCTGCCATTTGATCGTATAATGCTTGGGAATAAGGGTTAGTTGTTGGAGAAAGATATTGACCAGATAATATATTGTTAATTTCATTTTGTGATGATCCAAGTAAAGGATTACCTTGAGTTGCTCTTTGTGTTGCTAAATTTAAAGCAGCACTTGTTTCTGGAGCAAAATTTGCGTAAGTTTGGTTCGGATAGTAATTAGGTACTGATGATTGAAATAAATTTTGTGCTTGTCCAAATGCTTCTGTTAAATATGGTTTAACAAACTCACTAGGCTCAGAGCTAGTCGTACTGGTTACGCTACTGGGGTTACTACCTTTACTCATTATAATTCCTTGTTATATAAATATATTTTTTGTTCATATCCTTTTAATTTCCTTGCCCACCCTTTTCGTCCTGCAACCTCTATTGCTTGGCATTTATTAAGTTTTGCAAATTTTTCTATTTCTTGTTGAATTGGTTCTAACCAATTATCCATGTTACTACCTCCTGCTAGGAAATAACGACAAATCTTTTTTTGTGGATACTGTGCAACCTCTGTTACAACAGCACTTTCCACTTTTTTATTCCAACTAATAAATAGTTGAAAGTTATTATTAATTAATCCTTTTAAGATGTCATCTGCTGTATAACAGTCATCTAAAGCCTTTTTAATAAGAGGCTCAACTTGATTCCATACAATATGTATGTCTTTTATTGGTACTTTAAATATCATCCAATAATTACATATCCAAAATTTTGATCTGTATTTGCTGAACTAGCATGAGTTAGTGTTGCTGATTTATCTGTTCTAGCTGATACATATAAAGTATTATATGCAGTCAATCCATTTGCAGTAATCGGCATAAATAAAATAACAGAATTTACAGAAATCCTTTCATCAGTTAAGGTTGATGTAGTTTGACTTGCTCGTAAGGTGGTTGTTCCTGTTGAGTTTAATTTTCCATTTAAAGTATTGTTTACAGTATTTGAAATTAATCGCAAATGCTGTGCTTGGTTAGGCATTGACACAGGTACATTAAGAAATTGGTTTGTTGCCATTATCTTTTACCTGTTGGTTTTGCTGTTACATCAACTCCAGACATGGTTAAAAAATTGCCTGTCGTTTTAACTCGTAGCCTATGATATCTGCTTGATGATCTCATTGGACAATCTCCATTGCTTTGAATAGAAACTGGACTACCTACTGCAATACTTTCAATTTGTGTATTTCTTGTAATAGGAGTTACTGTTACTGTAACCGATGATGATGTTTTTGCATCAACTATAGGTCGAACATTAGTAATTGCACTCCTAGAGTTTTTTGCTCCTTGAAATTCTGTTGTATCTATTGTTGCAGGTAAACTTCCTCCAAGAAACTTACCAAACTTTTTTTCTGAATTAAATCCTGCTAAACCATACACTCCAGATGAATAATAATAACTATCTAAAGTTTTGGGCAAAGCATCTAAATCGCCAAGTACATCTAATTTTTCTAAAGTATCAAAGGCTTCTTGTGATCCACTAGATATAAACTGTATACTTAAACCAGACCCAGTTGCCCATTTATCTACTGAATAATTATAAATTAATAATTTGTTATTTATATCGTTAGTTCCATCTGCACCTGATCCTCGATAAGACCAAACTGCAACACTATTATTAGGATCAATAGCACTAGAAACACCATCTAAATCAGATGATAAATCATTATAGAAATAATCATCCACTCTTCCATTTCCTATTGGAACTAAAGTATCTCCCCCAGATAGTTTATAAAAACCATCTTGAGCTAGGAAGAATATATCCGAGCCAAAAGACACAACTGATTTTGGAATAAAAGCACCTATATTGTCTGCTACTTTTGAGAACTGAAATATTAATGGAGTTCCAACATAATCCATTCGGTAGATTGCTCGTTCCATAAAAATAACTGCGTAGCTTTCGCCACCAACAATAGCCATTACTGAGCCATGAGATCCAACTATATCTTGATAACCAGATTGTGTATCTCCACTTGGAGTCCAATCCGAACTATCATTAATTGCTGACCATTTTATTCTTTGGTTATAAATTATAGATTTTTCTAATTTATGTGTTTCTGATCCTGCTGTTGCTGTTAAAACAATAACAACTGTTGTAACTGCATTTAAATTTGTTGTTGCTAATTTAATAGAGTTAGCATCAATTTTTACTACATAATAAGTAGCCTTATCAACCAAATTAGTTAACGCTGTATTACCATTTTTATCATAAACAACTGTATCTCCAGTTAAATATCCATGACTACTAATTGTTATAGCATTAGAACTTATAGCATTAGAATTAAAATCTTTTTTAGCTTCATATTCTGTTACAAATCCACTAAATACAAAGTCTCTTACTACTCCTAAATATTTTGCTGTAAAAGTAACAAGGTTTGAAAAAAGAGTATCAGTTTTTTCATTAATTTTTTGTATTGGATCAGTACCATTAGAGCAAATTATATTATCGCCAAATTGTGTAAAGCTCCAGAAATCTCTTGATCCTTCTGTAGTTTTAGAAAAATAACCACCAGACTTTGATATATCGGAAAAAGCTAAACCAGACATTCTATAAAGTTTACCTTGATCTCCTGCGTAATTTATTGTTCCATCGTCTCCAATACTAGAGAATAATCCTGTAGCATTATTTGTTAATGCGTTTGAACTTAATGCTGTAAAGCTAGGAAACGATTTATAACCAACTGCTAAAGGAATAACATTATCAACTTGTATTGATCCTTTATTCTCATAGCTTGGTAAATCTGCTTGTAGTTGTCCAAATTGTATATCTGGCATTACACCACCATACTAGCTGACATAACAAGAGGAGCAGATGAAGTTCTACCTCTCTGTGCTGATTCATTAGCTGTTGAAACTCCCTCTTTGTATAAAGATGCCCAAACTTTTAATCTTTCATCGTTCATTAAGAAAGGTTCGCTTTCAGCTAAACAAGAATATAAATATAAATCTGGAAAATTAGTTAAAACAAGATTATCTGCATTTGTAGAAGATAATGCTGTTGGTCTTTTAAAAAATCCTAATTCTAAAACTTTTGCACCATCTGGTTGCATACCTAAATAAATTTTACTTCCAATAATAGTATATTTAGTTGGGCTACCAGATCCCTCTCCTGCGTTATATACTCTCATAAAATCTGGAGGTGCTATATAGTTTAAAAATGTATAAGGACTTGTTTGTAAAGCTGCATATCGCATCTCAAGATAACCTGTTGGCAAATCGTATGCTTGAGTTCCAGAAACAGTTGTAATTGAAGTATCTATTGTTTCCATTTCTCGTAAGCGTAAATCTCTTGCCATACGAGATTCTGCTAAATCAATAAAAGTATCTAAATATGAAGTTAGATCCGTTCTATTTAAATAAGAAGCTATCTCGTTTTTGAGAGTTGTATATGAAGTTAAAGCCATTATATTGTTCCATTATAAGTTTTAAAAAATCTATTATCTGGATCGTTCAACCATTTTCTAAAGCGAACTTTGTCTTTGATACCACCAGCTTGATTCATAATTCCTTTTTTTGCCAGTTGTTGAACGACAATTAAAGGAATAGAAGCAACTTTTGTCATTCCTGCATGAGTTCCAAGTTCTCCATGAATTTTTAGTGCATCATTACCCATATTAGAATCTTTTCTATTCATATCTAATAAAGGCTCAATATCTTGCACATCTTCAAAATGATATTTATCCTCACTTGAATCAATGTGCATTTTTGTTTTGATTACTGATGCACTATTTTTTTCATCTATCCAAAGTTTTTTTGTCATACCATCTCAGTTATGTATAAACTTCCACTAGTAGAGGCTTCTCTAATTGCAGAAATTTTATCACCACCACTTACTTTTACATAAATAACTTCATTTACTGGTAAGAATGATGATCCTGCAACTGTTGCTACAGGCACACTTCCTACTGCGAAATGGCAACCTGCTGTCTTTGCACAAATCATTAAATAACTTGTATCTGCACTAAAAGCAGTTCCACAAACTACATGAGTAGCAACAAAATCAATTTTTTGAACTGTTGATGGTCTTCCATAATATATACCTGCATTAGCCATAATTACCCTATTCTTCTGATTACAAAAGTTACTTCACATTCACAAGCTGTTGAAGATGCACCATTAGTAATCATTTCTATTGCTTGACCTTCTGCAATATAGTTGGCTGCTGAAGGAGTTGCTGAATCAACATCACCTGCTGCAGAGCCAGAATAAGCTACTGTAATACCACCATTTGTTACTGCTGTTCCTGCAATTTCAAAAGATAAACCTGCATTAACAGATGTTATTGCATTTTTAATTGAAGTGTAAATTTTTATTATTTGTCCACCATCTGGAGCTGTTACAAAGTAACTTCCAGCAGTTGATATTGTTGTCATTTTTCCTGTTAAAAAATAATCGTTTAATGTTCTCATTTGTTTTTCCTATTGTTCCGAGTTTTATCTCTTCAATAAATAGTGGCAGAGCAAGGCTACTGTGTGATTTCTCTTGATGCCACTATAAAAGTAAAAGGGGAAACTATTTCCCCTGTATAAAATTTAATTAAGTAGTTACTGCAAAGATACCAAAGTTTGCATTTGGTGATCTTGCTGCTAAAGTGTATTCAGTCAAAATCATTCTTTTGTCAGAATCACCTGTTTTAGCAAGTTCTTTAGTTTGGAATGGTCTTAAATAAGAAAGTTCCCATTTATCCATTTCCAAAATATCTACTCTGTTAGCTTCTTGGAATCTATCTGGAACGAATGTTACATCGCCAAAATCAGATACATACACATCTACAGCACCGATAACTCTTTTATCAGCAATGTTGTTTGTGTTAGTTGCAATTCCATTAAAACCACTTGCAGTTTGCTTGTGAGATGCAGTCATTAATACTACATCAGGATTGCCACCAAGTTCAAAACATTTTTTTAAACCTGCTTTTAATAAAGATTCTGTAAAGGCTCTTGTTGCTCCTGTTACATTTTTCTTTACTGTTCCGTCACCAAGTGGTGCTGCTACTGCTCCTGCTGCGTTTGCAAAAGTAGTTGCTGCTCCTACTGTATAATTTACAGCATTGGTTGCAGTTCCTGCGATAACTCCTCCATACCATGAAGAAACAGATCCTAAAGCTCTTGCAGCTCCTGCTGTTCCTGCTGATTTAAAGTTATCTAATCCAACAAGAGTATGTTCCATATCTCTTTTAATTTCTTTTCCTGCTTTAGCCATTTGGTAAGCAAGTTCGTCTCCTCGTCCAGCATTTGTAACAGCTTGGTCAGTTCCAGATACGCCAATAACTTTTGTAGATATTTGAGTATAATTTCCTAATCTAGTTGTTGCAACTGTTGCAACATTAGCTGCATCATCGCCTTCAAGTTGTGCATTAGCTGCTGCTGCTGCAAGTCCGTCTGTTTGCCACTCATAATTTGTTTGAGAAGCAGATCCTTTACCTGCGTTAGACATAAAAGGTGTTTCTGTGGGTGCTATATTATAAATAACATCTGCTAGATCTTCTTTTATACCAACACGAGTATAGGTAGTTGTGGTATTAGCTGGTAAAGCCATACTAGTCTCCTATTCGTTAAAGTACATCTCCTTCAGCACACTCTGTGCATCTCGGACATGACCTGATTGTTTGAGTCGTGTCATTCTCTTGTCAATATTTTGTTTATTTTCAGAATCTTCTGAAACATTAGCAGCATTAGATCGAACAATTCTAGGAGGATTACTTACTTTCTTTCCAGAAAGTTTTGTTTTCTTTAATTGGTCATACTTGTACGCTTCTGACAGCATTAAAACTGCTCTGTGATCGACCATCATCGCAAGTTCCTGTTCCGTATAACCATTTTCTTTAGCATAGTTTGTTATTTTTTTAATAAACTCTGCTCCCTTTTCCTTGTTCTTATAGATTGGTAATTTTTCTTCTAGAAGTTTTCTTTCATTAGCAATATAATCTCCGTAGATTTTATCTTGTTCTGATCTTCTTTCTTCTTGAATTTGTTGTTGCTCAAATTGTGCTTTTTGCAACTTATCTTTACGCATATCTGATTCTGCTTTTTTGCGAACATATTCAGCAGGATCATCTTGGTAAAGAGTATCCCAATCAATAGTTTCTTCTCTGCTTAATTGTTTAGAAATTTCATCCAAATGTTGTGCATATTGATTCCGAGAATTTTTAACTGCTTCCAACTCTGACTTTAAGTTACCTTGCATTGATTCTACATCTTTGCGTTGATTACTTAAATCCATTGTTTTTTTGGTATAGTCTGATTCTCTAGAGTAACCTTTCGTTAATTCATCAAGAGTAACTTCATGCTTGTTACCATTTACAGTAACTTCATAAAGTATCTTTTCATTATTAGAAATAGCTTCTTCGTTATCTACTATGTCGTTGACATCTATATCGTCTGCCGTAAGTTCCATGTTGTCTTCTACAAGATCATCTTCCTTACTTTCTGATACTTCTGTTACAGGTTCTTCGTTCCTCGCAGTTTCCGTGTTTAAAAGGGTAGCGAAAGCCTGTGCTGTTTCATCCGTTTTATAGGTTGGTTGTGAAACAGCAGATTCCTCATTGGGGGTGTCTGCCATTATAACTCCTTATTTGTTAATCTGTTTAGATGCTAGTTTGCCTGTTTCCATTACAGATTTTATTTCGACAAGAAGGACATTTAACATTTTTTTCATCATGTAAATTTTCTCTCTTCCTTCTGTGTCTCTTACAGGCGAATTAATCCATTCTAGGTCTAACTCGCTTGAAACTTTTTGTATTGCCTCTGCAAATATTTCATCTTCTAAGATTGCTTTGGCTCTATGTCCTCTTTGTTGTTCTTTATCTAATTCCATTACCTGCCTTTATAAAATCCACCAAGAGATTTAGAAAAACCACTACCTGTACTTGCAGTTGATTTTTTCTGTCCAGTTGTAGAATCTCTGTTGGATAAATTTCTGGCTATATTTTTTGCTATGGCTGCTTCATAAGCTGATTCATCTCTTTTGCCATTATCTTGCATCATGTAATTACTATCATCTGATGTTTGTGTTCCTTGTCCTTGATTAATTGGAGCAGTTCCTTGACCTACACTTCCAAGTAAATCGCCCATTGTAGCACCTTGATTACTACCTTTAACAATTTCATCTTGAACTCTATCTAAATAATTTTGATTGTTAAATTTAGTAAATTGGTTTCCATCTTGATAACCAAAAGCAAAAGGATTTTTATTTTTATAAAAATCAGATTGTGTCTGTCCTAGTATCGTTGAAGTAGAATCATTGTATCTTTTTTGCCTTCTAGCTTTTCCACCAAAAAGACCATCTAACAATCCTATTACATTAAAACCGTAACCTTTATCTTCATATTCAAAAATTTCATTACCATCTTTATCGAATCCAGCAGAATATTTATCTAATTCTCTATTTGCTCCAAAAGGTACTGATGTATCTTTTTTCATTTCATCATACATTTTTTCGCTTTTAGTTCTTGTATCAACACTTAATGTATCTTCATCATCTCCAGTATATAAAGATTGACCAAAGGTTTCTATGGGTTGGCATATACCATCAACTAACATAAATCCTTCTTGACATGGATCAATAATTTCTTCTTCTGGAACAGAAAAATCTATTTGAGGATTTGGATATAAAGCTGAAGGATCTAATGTCCCTGCGTTTTCTTGTTCTGTTCGTATATCAAACATAGGATTACGATACATTCCTGCAGGTTTTTCTTCTGCGTTCATATGATTATTAATTATATCTTGAGCTGTTTTGCTTTGCATAAAAGGATCAAAAGCCATTATCTTAGTCCTTGTTCAATTATTTTAGAAGCTAATTTTTCTTTTTCCATATCTGTTACTGATTTATCTTTCATTATTTGTGTTGCTAGTTTTTGCTCATCTAAATTAAATTTTTGCATTTTTAAAACATTGTCTGATTCTAATTTTCTATTTTTAAAATCAATATCAGCCATTCCTTTTTGTTTTTGTATTTCAATTTGTTGTGCTGCTAATTGAATAGCTGGATCTTGTTTTTCTTGTTGTGGAGGTTGTGGGGGAACAGTAGAGGGGTCTATAAAAAACTGACTTGCATCTTTATATCCTGCATTTTCTAAGTATTTTGATAAGGTATTGTAGATATTCTGCGAAGTTACTAATGTTCCCATCCCACCAGACTGCATAAGTTTCTCTTGTACACTTAATACTTGTTGTAAAACTTGCAGTCGTTGGTCTTGATTACCTGTGCCAAGTCCTACTTGTACACTAGCATCATATTTTGTTGTCCAATCACGAGGATTCATTGGTACAAAGTTACCTCGTAATCGTATAATTCTTTCTTGATCTTGATATTCACAAACAATAGTTAAGATATTAATAAATATATGTTTAACTCCTTCAGCAAAATTTCTTGCAATTAATTCTATTCGTTGTGTAGAACTATTCATCATTTGATTAACTGATGTTGCTGTTGTATGTGATTTATTAATTGTGTCTGGATTTAATCCCATTAATTGTTTTGGTACACCAGATCGTTGTTCTTTTAATTCTTCTATTTTTCCTAACATTGCCAAACCATCATTTAAAAAGTTTGGTGTTTGTAATGGAGTAACAGCGTTAGGTGATTTAACTCTAATAATACCACCTGCACGAGAAGTTAATAGATCATCAAGATTAGCTTGACCATCTACAACTATTGTTCTTGCGTTATTTTGAAAATACATATTGTCTA